GTTATTGGTCATGGTTTAGAATGGTTGATGAAGTTTCCAAACAAGTTTGTTATTCTTCCTGGTGTCAACAAAGCATATAATGTATACACTAATCCAGAGAAAGCATTCAATAGATATGAAACTATTGCTAGCAAGGCTAGTGTAAACCAAGAAGGTTTGACTGATACCATGAGTCAAATAATTTTTGGCATGTCTGATGACGATAGAAAACCTGAGCGTGTAATAAACAAAAGGGGTAGAGAGATTAGAAGGCAGTTACCTGAAGCAAAGATAACACCAATTCCTATTCCTAAAGATACTGCTAGTGGCACGGTTGGAGGTGGTCAAACAATAGCGATTGTCCAACCATCTATTCAATATGTCCCTGTCCCTGGTCCAGTGCAGACAGTTGTGGAGTCGGTGCCAGCAAATATCTATGCTGCTGCCAGAAAGAATGCAGACATGCAATACCTTCAAAGTTTGTCCTAAATATCAAGGGGGTAAGTAGATACTATGGCAGCTGGCACAGTAACACCAACAGAAGCAGGGCAAGGTCCTGGCGTATTAAATATCGCAGCTAATATTGGTGCGAAAATTCGTGATGCAGCAGACGAAGCAAAGCAAGAAAGAGAGAAGGCACAAGAGAAAGGAATGGAGACCAAGAAAGGGTCGCTATTCAAGTCTGCTTTAGGTAATAAGTTTAATCCAGTAAAATCCAACAAATCAAAGGCACAATGGTCTAAACAATTTGATTGGAATAAGAAGTCACCTGATACAGCACAGCAGGTAAAGACTCCTTCAGAGACTGGTGGCGCTGAAGGTAAAGCAAAATTAAAAGAATTTATTGCTGGTGGTTTCACTGCTATTATCAAGGACACGACAGCAATGCGTGCCAAGATGGATGGCATTCAAGGATTATCTAGTGCTAATCTTGAGCAGGCAACTAAGACCACTGGGTCACTCACAATGATTAAAGAGTCTGTGAATGCACAGACTGAAATTAGACGTAAAGCATTAGAGCAAGCAAAGTTTGCTAAGTCTGAGAGAAGACTAGAGAGGACAAAGGATGTTGCTGGTGTCAAAGGCACTGGTGGTCCTGGTGGCAGCAAGAAAAACAAACCTGGAGATACACCAGATGATGGTGGTGGTGGTGGATTACTTGACAAGATTCTCACAGGGTTGGGAATTGGAGACTTACTATCAAACTTCATGCCTAAAGGTGGTATAGGACAAGTCTTCAGTAAACTCAATCCATTCAAGGGAGGACCAAAAACTAAAGGTGGCAAACCTATCACAGGTACAAAACCTGTAACAGGTGGCGGCGCTAAAGTTACTACAACTGCTGGTAAAGAAGTAGCAAAACAAGGCGGTAAAAAGGCACTTAAAGAATTCTTTAAAAATTTACCAATCAAAGCAGCTGCTCTTAGTTTTGCTATTGATATGGCAACTGGTGAGTCTATGGATAGAGCTCTAGCTGGTCTAGCTGGAGCGTCTGTTGGTGCAACATATGGTGCTATGTTATTTGGACCAATTCCTATTCCTGGCGCTAGAGTCGTTGGTGCCGTTTTAGGTGGCATTATAGGCGAAGCAGGGATGAAAGAAATTGCATCTGCTATGTCTGCGGTGGGCAAACTTAAATCTGACGCTCTTACTGATGCTGATAATGCTAAGAGGGAAGCACTAGCGGCAGGTGCTACCGACAAGAAAATGACACCTGGAGATATTGAAGCATTAGTATCAGGCACCAGGATTCAAGATGTAGGTGGTGTTGGGTCAATTAATAATGTACCTGACATGTATAATGACCCTCTTGGGTTACGTCGAGATCCTACTGGCATGGGTGCTTTTTCTCAAGGTGGTATTGTCCCACTTAATCGTGGTGGCATTGTAGATAATCCAACCAGGACTATGTTGTATCCTGGGGATAAAGTTATTCCACTTAACAGAAGTGCTGGTAAAGATATGCTATCTGAGGGTAGTGGTGACCTACCAATGCAGGCACAGGCAGCAATGATTCTTGGTGTGTCTGCTGGTATGCTAGGGCAGTCTATGTCTGGCACTGCAGGTGATACTGTTAAGCAGAGGATTCGTGCAGCATCAAAAGGATTTGGTATTTCTAATCTAAATTTCACATCTAATGTTGGGTCTGGAACATTAGGTAAGGTAGATGTGAATCAGTCTTCTCAAAACTTTATGGAGCGTATGCTTAAGCATTTCAAAATGGCTGGTGGCAAAACTGGTGGTGGAGATAAACCAGATACCGATGGCGGTGGTAATCCACCTGCACCTGCTGCAGCTGCAGGACTCAAGGCAGAGTTGGAAGCAGACCTAGGTAAAAGTGCTTCGCAAATGAAGAATGAAATCACGCAGAGTGGTGCAGGTGGTGTTGTTAATCCCACAGAGAAACCATGGTGTGCTGCATATGTAAATTCTCAACTGAAGAGGCAAGGTATTATGGGGTCTGGGTCTGCAGCAGCAGATAGTTATTCAGACTGGGGAGCAGCAGTAGATAAATCACACATTAAATATGGTGATGTTATTGTTGGTGACTATGGTGGTGGGTCTAAGACTCATGTTATGTTTGCTGCTGGGTCGCCAAGAGATGGCGCAGTAGATATCATTGGCGGTAACCAAAGTGGTAGAGTTAGTGCAGGCAAAATTCAATTAAATAAAATTGATTATGTAAGAAGAGCAAGTGATTCTGTAGTTGTGCCACAACCTGACGGACCAGAACCTGCTGCTAAACCAGTGCTACCAGGACCAGATTCTGTTAATAGAGAAGCAGAAAGTGGTGGAGTATTTTCTACTATAAAAAACTTCTTTGGGTTAGCAAAAGATAGAGATCATAAAGTCTCTGACAAAACACCAATGGGAAAGACAATTAATTCTTTACAAAATCGTAGGAAGAAACAGGAAGCGATGATGAGGGAGTTGGGTTTCCAAGGTGGTGGACGTGGAGACTTCAGAAAAAACCAAGTAAAATCATACAACCCCAATAAAAAATATAACAAGGGTGATTATGTAAAGAAGAATGGTAAACTTCTCCAGTTTGATGGGATGGGATTTGCAGGCACAAGTGCTAAGAGTGTCACATCACAAAATCTCACACCTGGAGCACCAGCACCCAAACCTGCACCACTAAAGAAGACTCCAGAGCAAGTTATTCCATCACGCCAACCTGCTGCATCAACAGCAGCTGCAGTGGTGATGCCACCAACACAAAATATCGGTAAAAAGACAGCATCCGCTGCTGGGTCTTTTGGCTCTACCATTCCTTCGGCAAAGGTTGCTGCTGGTAACTTTGCTGACTTCTTATATCTAGATCTCGTATAACAATGGCAGTAGAAAACGCAAGACAATTTGGAGTAGAGTCTATTCTACTAGTGCCTATCGAAGGCAAGACTCTTGACATCACACAGTTAGTATTAGAGTTTAGTATCTACGAGAGTATCAACAACCCATACATTTTAGGGGAGATTATTATTGAAGATACTACAGTCAACCTGTTAGCAAACCTACCTATTCAAGGTAGAGAAAGAATTATTATCAAGACAAGCACACCTACATTTAATGACACAACATATGAGTATGACTTATCTGTGTCTGCTATTGATGTAAGAGTTATCTCAGGTAGACAGCAAGTATATAAACTAAGCCTCATGAGTTATGAGGGTATGGTCAATGAGGGTGTGAGGATTGCTGGTATCTTACGTGGGTCTAATGATAAGGTTATCAAAGATGTCTTGCAAAATGTCATTAAGACTGAGAAAGATATTATGGTAGAGGAGGCAAAGTTTGAGCAGAAATGGTTGCCTAGTTTGAAGAGACCATTCGATTTTATCTATCAACTAGCACCTATTACTATTTCTGGTAACGCTAAAGAACCTACTAGTGGCACATCACAGGAGAGAGCAACTGGTAATGGTGAGGGAGTATCATCATTGAAGACAGAAAACTTACCTAAGATGTCAGGTAGTGCAGGTTATTGTTTCTTTGAGACACATGATGGATATGTATTCAAATCATTAGACCAGTTAGCATCTGATGGCAGCGATAGTTTTGGTGGTGAAGAGACAAAGTATACTTATAACTATGGATATGTAAATACTGAGGGTAAGGCAGGCACTGAGCATCTAAACATTCTTGACTACACATTCTCAAATGAGTTGAATATGCTCAAGCAGTTGAGAGAAGGAATGTACTCTACTGTCTGTGTATTTTTTGATGTAAACAAGTGCTATTACGAAGAGAATATCTATAAGATTAAAGATACTTGGGAGCAGATGTCTCACATGGGCAGTCAGGATAAACTACCTAAGGAGCAGCAAATATTGTCGGAGCATTCTACTAGAGTCATGGCACAGATGATTAATAGTGAAATGTTTCATGAGGATCCCGACACAAATGGGGCTGACAATGCTGCATATAAAGACTATAATAGGTATTCTGTTGCACAATCTAATGCTAGATATAGATTAGCTTCAAACCAGGAGCTAAATATTACAGTGCCTCCAAACCTTACTATTAGGGCAGGAGATAAATTGGAATTACTATTTCCAAACATGACTAGTGATGAAGATAGAAAAACAAACCCTTATGACGAAGAACATAGTGGTAATTATCTAATCAAAAACATTGGTTATAACTTTATCATGAGAGGTGCTCAACCTCGCACTGGCACCACTAATATCACACTCATTAGAGATTGTTTCGGCAGAAAGAATACAGCTAGCAAGGTAAAATAAATGGAAAGTATTGAAAAGCATATCGAAAAGGACAAAGAAATCCTTGACAATCCTATGACCTCTCCCAATCAGCGTCGTCACATTGAAGGCGAATTGCATGAATTGGAAGAATATGTAGAGCATCATAAGAAAGAGATTGAAGAAGGAGACCATCACGATCCTACACCACTAGAATTGTTTTGTGATGCAAACCCTTCAGAACCTGAATGTTTAGTTTATGAAGACTGACAATGGCATTTGAGAGTTACGGCGTCCGCTCATCCAACTTTGTAGGCAAAGATGGATTTCACTGGTGGGTGGGGCAAGTCGAAAAGACCGATGAAAATGTAAAGAATTCTAATCGCTATAAGGTTAGAATTGTTGGTCACCATCTCGCTGACTGTGAAGGTCAGGGGACGGACGAATTGCCATGGGCAAACTCTGTCGCTCCAACAACTAATGCTTTCACTGCAAGTGGAGGCGCAACAACTAACCTAACATATGGTGATTGGGTTATTGGATTTTTTATGGATGCTGGAATGGCACAGCAACCATATATTCTTGGTAGCATTGGTGCAATCCGCAATGCCAGGTCCGAAACAGACCCCGCCATATCACAATTTTTAAAAGAGAATTCCGAGGGATGTAGAGCATTTAGAAACTTTGCTCCTGGACCTGTAGCAGGCACTCCTCAAGTAGTAACACCACTTAATAAAGCAGAAGTAGAAGCAGCAGCTGCTGGTCAAGTAGCACAGGCAGGAGCACCAGCTGGCACAGCAACTAATCCTAAGAAAGGATATGGGCAGGCACCTGCTATTGCTTATCTAAACTGTGCAGGTAGCTCACTGAATGAAGCTGCTGTTAAATGCACAACTATCTCACAGGCAAACTGTCCTACTGGAGGCACAGCATCCAAACTTGAGATTGTATTGTCTGAAATGTTTAAGGCAATCTCTGAGTCTGGAGGGCAGGTAGGAAGTTACCTCACCAGCAAGGTGACAGGGTATGCCCGTGAAGGCGAAACATTTGTCATGGGATACATCAATAAAATCCTGGCAATTATTTCACAAGGTTATTCTTGGTTGAAAGGTAAGTTATACAACCTTGTTAAGGATGGTGTCCAGTTACTTATCAACACTCTACTAGGACTCATCACTGATAAAGTAAAACCAGCAGACGCAAAACCACCATACGACCCAAAGAATCCAGAAAAGATTCTTGATAAAATTCAAAAGTTTTTAGAAGATACTCTAGCAAAGATTGGTTGCAGTATTGATGACCTTTATACTAGACTATTAGATTTCATTACGGACTTCATTTTTGGTGCTCTTGATGACTTCTGGTCTGATGCTCTATGTGGTATTGAAGCACTAGTCAATGGATTGATGAGTGGCATCGAGAAGTTTTTAAAAGATGCTATCAACTCTATCATTGAACCACTACTTAGTATCTTAGAAGGTATTGCTGCACCACTAAATGATATCTTCTCTACTATCTCAGAAATCATGGACCTCTTGGGCATTTCTTGCTCAGGTCTACCAAAAGAATGTAAGAAAGTTATTACTGATTGTGGTGAAGGTCCAAAGACTAAGGGTAGAGGTTTAGCAGACGACCTAGATGATTTACTAGCAGCAATTAGTGCAGATACTAAACCATCACCCGCTATCGGTGCATGTGATGATGCAAAGAAACCTGTCACACCTGTATTAAATATTGCTATCACTGGTGGTGTATTTGCAACAGAAACAATCCCCGTGCCACCACAACAGGATGTCCCTACACCACCAACAGATGTTACTCTTGAGATTATTATTGATCCTGTAGGTGCAACGATTATTCGAGGAAATACACATACATTTGAATGCGTAGGTGCTAGGTCTGATGCTGGTCGAGTAACATATAATTGGCAGTATTATACAATAAGCACGGATACATGGACAGACTTAGGTAATACAACAACTAGTTTTACAACTGATGCAGAAGGTAGTTATAGATGTGTAGTAAGTGGAGATGCAAGCACTAATCCTTCATCTATTAACTCACAACCAGCATCATTAACACTAATAGCAGACCCAAATACTCCACCAACGGGAGGACCACTACTATCAGCGGGACATGTCAGTAACATCGGTGTATCAGTTAGTGGTAAAACATCTACATTTACTTTGTTAGATGGTATTAGTGATTTTGTATATGATGGAGGCAATGCTAATACATCTGCTCCTACTGTTTCTATTGGAGGTAGTGCAACATCGTCATTCACATCAGGTATTAACACTCCAATCGGGTCAATTGGTGCCAAGTATACTCTTACTGCGAGACCACTGTTAGTTAAAGGAGGAGAGACTGTAACTATTGAATTGGAGACTGAAAATGTCCCGAATGGCACGGTGCTTGACTTCTATATCTTTGCCCCAGAGTTATCACTGAGTGATGTCTTTGATAATACACTATCCTATAAATTTAATATTAAGGACAACAAAGCGAAGAAACTTATCACCTTTGCAGATAAGTTGAGTTTCTCTACAACTATTGCTGTCTTTGTTGCACTTAAGAATGGTTTTGCGGCAGACCAGTTTGCTGTCGAAGGCAATGCTCCCTTCCCCAACCCATCACCAACTCCAGTTACACCATCACCACCTATTGCATGTGACCCAGTAGTTTCAGAAGATGGCGAGATTATTGACATTGCTATATGTAATGGTGGTAGTCCGTATAGACAAGCACCAAAGATTTATGTGCAAGGTAATGGTAAAGGATATGGTGCATCAGCAGTAGCAGATTTAGATGCTAATGGTTTCCTTAAGAAGATTAGAATCATGCGTCCTGGTAGAGGATATCCACCTAATCCACCAACTAATTTAGATTGTATTATCACTGGGTTTACTATCATTAAAACAGGATTTGGTTTCGATGAGCCACCTGCTGTTTTTGTTGATGGAGACTTGGATATTGCTGAAGCAATTATTAGAGATGGAGTGCTAGTTGATATCAGAGTCCGAGATAAATCAAGGACCTTTACAACTTATCCAAAGGTTAAAATTGTAGCATCATCTCAGGGTGTGGGTGCCATTGCAATCGCTAACGTTGCTTGCCTAGATAAGCAAGATGTAAGAGAGATTGCAGAGGTCGTTGGTCCAACACCTGAAGGTGAATACATCGACTGTCCGTAGGAGATATAACAAATGGCAAGCGAAAAATTTTCATATGCAAAATTTAACGGTGTAGATTCCAAGAATCTTTGGGCAGACACTGAGATGGCATTTGATGCATCTACGATTGACTGGACTAAGACAGAAGCATTATTTCCCTTAGAAGGATGTCAAGTCAGTCTAATTCCTCCATCAGCTGACGTAGGTATTAGAAACAATAACATCTGGTTTACTGCAGAAAATCCTTTCGGTGACAGTAGTTTTGGTATCATTGGCAGCACTGGGTCTCACTTTAGTGTAGATGAGAAAGGCACTATTCAAGTCAAAGCAGCAAGTCCAGTTGCAGAAGACTTAACTTGTGGAAGGATTGAAATTGAGTCTCAAGCAAATTGCAGAGTAAATGTTGGCACATCTCTTGCTATTAATGTTAATGCATCGGGTCAACATGACGAAGAAGGTGATGTTAGTAACTCTAACACACAGTCAGTAGATAAGAAGAGATATCCTGCATTTTCTATTAATGTAAGTAATGGTGGATTGGATATTGAATGTGCCAATGGAGATATTTTCTTCAGTGGTAGAAATATCACTATGAATGCCGCTGAGACATTAACACTCAATGCTACAAGAGCTGTTAATATCTTAGCAGGATACGAACCAACAGCAGTAGCAGCTGCAGCACTTGGTGGTCTATTTGGATTTGAGTTGCCTGATGCAGGCGGTGGTGAGGTCATCATCAAAGCAGGAAAGTATATTAATGAAGCAACTACAGTAACAACTAAGTCTGTGCAGAGCACGGAGAAAACAACTGCTGCCAAAGTACAAGAAACTGGGTCGCCTATGGGCACCAATTCTGTTAGACAATCTGGCGATTTGAATCTCTCAACTTCAGGTAATGTCTGGATTGCTGCTGGTCAGAAGATGAGACTTGAAGCACAGGGCACTATAGTTAATCCAACTGGACCAGCAGTCCCACCAGTCTGGGGTGCTACACAGTTAGAGAATCTGGCAATTGTTGTCAACAAAGGTAATACTCCTGGCAAGACAGTCATGAAGACTGAGATATGGAATGGTGATTGGGTTACAACTCTTCTTGGCAGAGGCAACGCTGCTATCGCCACCACAGCAGGTTTCATTGGTCTTGTAGGTGGACGTGGAGACACGGAAACGCTTGTAGGCAAACCAGGCGATGTCATCCTAGATTCGATGACAGGGAGTCTCCTAGGCACTGCAAAACTTGATGCTAAATTCAAAGGCATTAAGAGTGCAGAAATTGGTATCGGTGCTGAAGCAGTAAGCACAGACTTCCTCAAGTTTGAGACAGCACTCAATACTTTAACAACAACTAAACCACTCACTATAACAGGCACAGGAGCAGTTACATCAACACTTACTGGCAACTTTACAAATAGCATCACTGGTGCTATCACAAATACTATTACGGGTGCCATTACCACTACCCAGACTGGTGCATTGACTGAAACAATTACAGGTGCTGTAACTAAAACGGTCACAGGTGTTGTAAATGAGAAGTATAGCAGTCTCAACCTGACCAGTGAGGGGATAATCAAGATTACAGGCGTCACGGTGGACATCGATGGACCTGCAGGAATTAACCTGAATTGAAAACCGACCCCTGGTTACCAAAAGGCACCTACAAAATCGCCGCCAAAATTTGACCCGAAAAGGTTTTTATACTTGACAAGACCCCTGATTGCCGCTATAATAACGATGTGCTCAGTTGAAGGGGGTTGACAGCCTCTAGAGACTCTGCTATAATACAAAAACAAACATGGACAGGACTATGCTCGACTACGGAAACGACGGTCAAATCAACGAAGTTGAATCAACCAGTGTCGAAGATGTTATCGACCCAATTCTCGACAACATGGAAGCACGTATGAAGCAACTTGAGGAAACTGAGTCCTGGCGTGACATCATGTCTATTTGCCAAGAATTTCACGAGTGGGGTGCTGCTGAAGAAGGTGATGATATTGGTTATCTGTTTATGCCTCGTCTGAGTGATATGAGTGATGTTTGATAAATCTACCAAACTTCTTGAAATTATCAGAGTAGATTTGTACAATAAAAAAATAATCGTAGAGGCGGAAGATTTATCAGTAATTACCCTCAAATGCGGTAGTATCAATGAATTAATTGAATTACTGGACCAGTGTAAGAAACTGATTAAGACTGAAAATGTAATACTGCGATAATATGGGGCGGTGGCGGAATCGGTAGACGCACCAGACTTAAAATCTGTTGGGCATATGCTCGTGAGAGTTCAAGTCTCTCTCGCCCTATTTCCACTAAATACTATCGATTAGTGAAAATAACATGAAATACACACTATCTCAATCGTACGTCTTTTACTTGGGCGAAGTAGTTAGAATGTATTTTATTCAAGGTATGCCGTATACTTTTGATGAATTACCAAAAGTATTGCAAGACCATCCTGAAATACAAGCAGAGGCATTAAAATATCGCGATTTTGATGATGAAATCTTATATCAAATTTGCAATTATCTTGTAATGGAAGAATGCCATCCATTAATGTTTGATATTGAAGTAAATGACCCTGCTTTGTTGCCTGTAGATGATTAAAAATGTATAATAGTTGTTATCCTACTCTTTTTTATTGGAAATATGATATTCCCAATTTTAAAGAATTGAAAGAATATACAGATTCTAAAAACGAAGTTAATAATCATCGGGAATCATGGCAAAATGATTGTAAAATAGATACTACTTATATTACTACGCCAGAGTTTGTTAATATTATTAAACCTTCATTAGATTTGTTTATAGATGAAGCATTTCATAGTCGTGTTACCATGAATATTATGTATCCGTGGATTAATTACTACAAAGAAGGATATTTTCAAGAAATACACGACCATAAAACAGATATTGCCAGCGTCTTTTTTCTAAATGACGGTAAAGACTTTAGTCAATTTTATTTCTATAATAGATATAATAATATTGCTAGCAATAAGTTAATGGCAGCATTAAATTATGAAGAATTGAATGCAGGTGATAAGTGGATGCCAGAATATAAAGCAGGACAAGTTTTATTCTTTCCTGGCACTATGTTGCATGGAGTAAGTCCTCATAAAAGTAATGTGCTTCGTAAAACGCTATCCTGCAATTTTAGCATCGCATGAAATCCTCCGAAAACTATACTCTTGGTGGTAGACCTGTAACTGCTACCCATCTTCTTCTACTTATTAGTGACATGGAGGGGACTTATCAAAATCTTAAATATATGGGTTTTGAAGGAGATATGAATACACTAGATGAAATGAAGAAAAAATATTACAAACTTTATTTCAAAACAAAGAAAGAAGAGAAAAATTTGCCAAACTAGCTCAGTGGTAGAGCAGGGCTTTTGTAAAGCTCAGGTCGCAGGTTCAAATCCTGTGTTTGGCTTCCGTGTGAAGGAAGTGCAAACCCCCTTTTTTAGGGGGTTTTACTCTATGTAATCGAGATGCAATAACTTAAATTTTTTATTGACTTTTGAATAGTCAAAATGCCATGAGTGAGCAACTTTTGTTACGTCCCAATAAAAAAACTCTCCCTCTTTTAAATCCACACTTTCTTTATTATAAAAAGTATTAAATATGCTTTTATCTGATGTTGGGATGTCTATTGGCATAATAGTGGTTTGGTATTCATCATGTGGGTAACCCAAATAGCGTCCTTTGGGGTCTTTATGCTCAATAACAGACCCCCATACTTCAAAGTAAAATACATTTAATATACGTCTATCAGATAAAATCCTGAATAAATCGTCATCGGTAACGACATCACTATTTACTGTATCATATTGTTTTAGTAAATATGTGTCAAAATTTTGAGTGTAAAAATTTATCGATTTAGACTGGTCAGTGCAGTAAGATTTATATATTTCTGGTGGAGAAAAAGACGAATATTTTGGATTTATCGTTAAATTTCTTACAGAATTGTATAATGACTGTTTGTTTAATTTGATGTAGTCACAAGTTGGGAGCATGATATGATTCTTAGATACAGTATGTATAAATAACTCAAGAAGAAATCTTGTGCCAAACTAGGGTCCCTGAAGACTATGCCATTAACCAAGTTAGAGAATCTAATTTCCAGTAAAACTGGTAGATACTTATACGTTTCACCTGATGATTTCAATGCTTCGGATGCATTAGACAATAGAGGTAACTCTCCTACGAGACCCTTTTTTACAATTCAAAGAGCATTCCTAGAAGTAGGTAGATATTCGTATGTTCCTGGTCAGGAAAATGATAGATTTGACCAGTTTACTATTATGTTGTCCCCAGGCAACCACTATATTGATAACCGTCCTGGTATTGCAAACCCTGAGGAAATTGCTCCTTTTGCTTACAATCAAGCAACTCAAGAATGGGAAGATGAGTCTATTGTTGACCTAGGCAATCCTAATAATATTCTTTATAAGTTTAATGGTCCTAATGGTGGTGCCACTATTCCCCGTGGCACCTCTTTGGTGGGTATGGACCTTCGTAGGACTCGTTTACATCCTCTTTATGTACCTGATCCTGCTGATTCTGACATCGGTAGAACAACGATGTTTAACGTTACGGGTGGTTGCTACTTCTGGCAGTTTACCATTCTAGATGGTGACGTTGAGCGTAATTCTCCTTTGTTTAACACGCAAGAGAATATTGGTAAGGTTTATTATCAACCAGGTAATACTCTCACAACAATTCCTTATTATTCTCACCACAAAATTTGCAACTTTGAATTTGCAAGTAAAGATGACCTAGGTTTACTTTATAGAAAGATTGCTCGTGCATTCTCTCTATTCCAACCTACTATTGATGATCCAGGCGAATTTGAGCAGAGACCACAGGAAAACAGAATTGTTGGTCCTCTTCAAGATGCTATTCGTATTGACTCTATTGAAGTCAATGATGTTGCTGGCACTTCAGCATTAGATGTTACTGTTAAAACGAAAACAAATCATGGATACTATGTGGGCCAGGCGGTTGCCGTGGCTAGTCTTCGCTCCACGCTACCAGCAGGAGCGTCAGAGCCCATTCCTCTTTCTAATGATCCTCTGACAGGTGTATTCTCTGTTAGAGAAATCAGCATTACTGACCCTAAAGAATTTAGTTATCGTGTTATCGGTAAGAATGCTGCAGCAGTTGGTCTTGGTGATAAAATTGGCACCTCTATAACGCCACCAGACCTTGATACTAATGCATCTACACAAGCAGAAATTGACTCTGTAGAATCTGCATCACCATACGTCTTTAACGTCTCTATTCGCTCCACTTGGGGTATTTGTGGTATCCATGCTGATGGTAGCAAGGCGAGTGGTTTCAAATCCATGGTTATCGCACAGTATACGGGTGTTTCGCTACAAAGAGATGACCGTGCGTTTATCCGCTATGACGAATTCTCTAACACTTGGAATCAAGCACCTCTAACTGACGCATTTGCAACGACTCCATATCACACCAAGGGTGATGCATATTGGAAGGATGACTGGAGAAACTTCCACGTTAAAGCATCTAATGATGCATTCATCCAAAACGTTTCTATCTTCGCTGTTGGTTTTGCTGACCACTTCCTGATGGAATCTGGTGGTGATATGTCTATCACCAACTCCAACTCTAACTTCGGTAACACATCACTTCATGCTATTGGTTACAAGGGATATGCATTCTCCCAGGACCAAGGTGGTTACATTTCTCATATCATTCCTCCTAGGAAGGTTACTACTACAACTAAGAAGTATCAATACTTTACCTTCAATCAGATTAAAGTCCGAGGTAGTAGCTCTCTAGATACTAGTGGTCCTGTTAATGTTATAAGACTTTATCTTGGCACAGATGAAGCTAGTGACCCACTATCAAAACCAGCAACTACTGTTAATGGTTACAGACTAGGTGCTCAGTCACATGAAAAAATCTATGTAAAATTAGACCCTGCAACTGGATTTACTGGGTCTATTCGCTCAGCAGAAATATCTCCTGCTGGTTTCAGAAAGTATGATGTTGCTCTCTCCATCCTTTCACCAACCTCAAATAATGCTGTTATCTCGGATAAAGACCAAGATGCAGCAAATTCGATTGACCTTAATAGAGACTTTATTGCATCCGAGACATATGGATATATCACTCGTAAATATCCATATCTACTTACCAGAGAAGGTATTACTATTGGCAAGTGTCGTCGTGACGTTGGATATGTCCTAGAAGCAGTTGCTAATGACCTTCGTGTTGGTGGTAACGTCAATAGTGTCCAAGCAGGTCAATCATACTATACTGGCAATAACCTAGACTTTATCGAAGGCGAAAAAGAAGAGTCTCTCGATGCATTTAATTATGCTAGAGGTCTTGCTATTGCAGCAATGCGTAATTGGGAATTCCGTATTGAGAATTGCAGCACTGGATTGAATTCTGATGTTATTAATGTCCCTGCAGCATATACAACCATTGGTTTGGTTGAGGGTATGCTTGTCACAGCATCTCCTGCTTCTGGTCAAACAAATCCGATTCCTTCGGGCACATATGTTAAAGAAGTTATTAGCACCACTCAATTCAGATTAGGCAATGCTAATGATACTGATACTGTAAACGCTACTGCTACTATTACTGCTCAGGGAGTTTCTGGTGGAGTTACACTCAATTTTGAGTTAAATCAAGCGAAATTTGCTAGTTCTTCTGGTAGAGGACTTGATGCTGGCAACCTCATCACTGCTAACAAAGACTTTATTGCTGAGGAAGCACTCATTCTTGCTAAACAGTGGGACCCTGCAACTAATGTCCCAGATGAGACTAAGTGTAAGCGTGATATCAAGTTAATCCTTGATGGTGTAATTCAAGACCTTGCTACATTTGGCAATGCTGGTATTGTAGATGCTGCAACATCTTATGTCGGAGCATCAGACCGTTTCTTTGATGGTAAGAATCTAATTCTCTCTAATAGAAAAGAGATTATCGACAAAGCAGCAGCAAAACTTGCTATCGAATATCCTGACTTCTACTATGGTGGTAGTGGATTTAGCGATGGTGGAGATGCTCAGACTAATGTATATGGACGTTATAAGGATGCTTATCGCTTAATCCAGCAGAATAAGAAGCATATTGAAGACAAAGCAGTTGCTGCAGTCGCTATTGCTCATCCAGATTTCTATTTTCCAGGTGATGCACAAACAGATGCTGGTGGTAGATTTGCAGATGGATATCGTCTAATTCAACAGAATAAAACTCAAATTGTCCAAAGCGCATATGATGAGATTGTCATCCAACATCCTGGATTTGTAAATCCAAGTCCTGCATCTTGTATTCGTGACCTTACAATCTTCGTAGATTCTGTCTCCCTCGACCTTTTCCAAGGTGGTAACAGATATACTAGACTATTTACTTTAGAGTATTTTAATGGTCCTGGTGCTGGGTCACTAACTGGTGAAGAGGCACAGACTATTACTGCCTATAACAAGGCAACTGAGTTGATGAAGGCAGCAGTCACCAATCATTTAACAGTTAAAGATTTAACAATCACTGCAGACAGTGTTACTGGTGACAATGAATCTACACTATCCTGTTCTAATGTCCGCATTAATATTGATAACCTAAACAGTATTATTGTTGCAGCACTTACAGCAGGAAATACTAACTCACTACCTAATGAGTCTGCTGGCAGCATCATCACTGATGGTGAATCTAAGTGTAAGCGCGACGTGGGCATGTTTATTGATGCCATCTCTACAGACCTCACAACACTCGGCAACTCTTACACCATTGATTTTGCTAAGCAATACTTTGTTGAAGGTAATGTAAATGGTAAGGTATTAACCTTCACTCCTGCTGCAGGCACAACTCTACTTAACCGAGCAGATAGAATTTATAATGGTGTAGAAACCACTACTAATGGGTCTGGTGTAGGAGTTACTTTCCGTGTAACTAGGGATTCTAGTGGCGTAGTTGACAGTGTAACTATCCTAGATGGTGGATACGGTTACGATGCCAGTGACAGTATCACTATTCCTGGTGGGTCTATCGGTGGTGTAGATATTGCTGATAACCTAGTAGTTACTGTAGATACTGTTGAGCAAGCATGGATTGCTGCAGGTTTACAGGGAGAAGAAGGTCCTTCAATCACTGCATTCACTTCAGCGATTGAGACGATGAAGTTGGCATTTAACAACCAGTTATTTGCTAAAGATTTGACTCTTACTGGTGACCCACAACCTGGAAATGCTGGGTCTGGTATCAGTGTATTTGGCACTCCTGGTGTTACTACAAATAACCAAGATTCGCAGTCTTGCTCTAATGTCCAAGCAACTGTAAACACTTTATCGGAGATTATTTTCGGTAGAATCCGCCAGGGTGATATGGTTACTGGCACAACAACTAATCCTGCGGTGCCTGGAATCAATTATGGCAGCTCACCTTCCTTCCAAGAGAAGTGCAAGCGTGATATTGGTATTGTTGTTGATGCAATTGCAGAAGATTTGGGTCTTGGTGGTAACTATAATGTTATTAATGCAACTCTATCTTACTTTGATAGCACTGGTAATACTCTTATCAGTAATGGTCTTGCAGGAGAATTGGCACAATCAGTCACTGCATTTGCAGAAGCAAGAGACCTATGCTTCAAAGCAGTAACTAATCAACTCAATATCAGAGACTTTGATATTTCTACTGGACCTGCTCAGGTCGATGTTGCTGGACCTAATATCCCCAACGATAATCCTAATGCTTGTTTAGATGTAAGAAATAATATCGATACTCTATTCGGTATTCTAATTGATAAACTTAATAATTCTGCTCTAGCAATACCTGCTACAACATATAACGCTGGGGTAGAGTCTCTATATGGAGAGTTGAATATCAGTGTATATGCATATAAGAAGGTAAGAGACCTTGCAATTCTTGCAATGCGTAATTGGAGAACTGGTGATGGTCTTGCTACAGACCCACTATATGTTAAGGACGGAAGCAATACTCTAGATTATAATTTAGATTTGACTATTGATACATCTACAGCAGGTGTCCCTGTTTGTGCTGATGTTGCTTACACTATTGCTACTGAGTTTGATATCCTTATTGAGGCATTAGAGAGCACAGGACCACTACCTCCTAGAAATTCTGGTAGTGATGAATATATTGTTAGATATTCTCCACAGAAAGATAATAGCATTACTCTTGATTCTAGTGCAGATAAGTGTGCAGGCACAAAAGATGCTATTATTGAGAAGATGCGCGTGGTTGACAGCATCATCCGTAATGGTGTAGATGCAGAGCCTCTAGTTTCTCAACTAGTCAACACTTCTGACTTTGCAACCAGAGCAACACTATTCCGTGTTGGTGGTGCTAATCCACACAATATGGAAACTGGCACACCTGTTAGACTTGTGCCTAAAGCAGCAAATGATACTGTTGATAAGCGCCTGGTTAGACTACCAAAAGGATTTGATACTAATACCAAGTATTATATCATTGCTCCTGGTAAGATTACACAACCAAATGATTATTCATCTGGAGGTGCGACAGCACAGTTTAATGATTCTCAAACATTCATGCTTGCAACTAGCCCTGAAAATGCTACTGCAGGTAACTATATCTATTCGTCTGAAACTGCTACAATCAGTAAAGATATTGAGATTGAAGTCCATCAGTATCTAACTGATGTTAACTATGACCTACATCGTTATACTTGTGAGTTAATTAGCTCCAGAGTATTTGAGACTACTACCAACCACGTCTTTGATACCGCTATCAATGGTGTCCAAATTCAGCAAGTATTCTTCTATCCACTAGAAGCAAATCTAGTTAATGGCGAAGCAGTTGGTGCTGCTCTCGATACTTTACCCACCAAGACTACTGGTAGTAGACTAGAGATTGATAGACCATATTATGTCGGTCGCCCAGCAACTTACACTAAGAATAACGAATTCTCGCTATATCTTACTGTCCAGAATGCTATCGACAAGCAGAATGCTGTCCAGTTTAACTTCCCAAGTGGTCAGTCATTCCACGTCTTTGCAACCAAGAAGAGAAGTCCTCTGGGTTATGATGCCGCACAGCAATCTTGGTATATCAAAACTCTGCAATCTGGCAATGAGATTTATCAAAGAATCACTATGGCGGATGCATCGAGAGGAAGTCTCTATGTCAATAAGCCACCCCGCACTCCTGACGCATTCTTCTATAGAGCAGACGATTCTAGAAAGAAAGAGGATAAGTCATACAAACTACGTTATGTCATTCCTAACTATCGCGATGATGTTAGAGACCCGCTTGAAGGTTTTGCAATCAGACTCAGAACTGACGAGAAGAGAAAACTTCTACCACAGAAATTACTTCTCAAACCAGTTGCTTCTGGTGTCCAGAAAGATGCTACATTCTTTGAAGAAGGTCCATCACCAAGAGAAAGACTTGGCGTATCTGCTGCTCTAACTGAGTATGACCCATACAATCCAGTCTTTGCTAAGCGTATTGAGGGCACAAAGACAGAATCTAATATATCTTTCACCATTCAGTCTGCAAGGACAAATGCTGATGGGTATCTAGAGATGACGGTCTTTGACCATGGTCTAGACCTAGAGTCACTCAAAGCAGAAAGATTTGTATCAGTTAAGGTTGGACAACCTCAAGGTGGTAACGGTGACTTTGTTGAGGGGTCTACTGTTACCTGGTATGGTGATTATACTGGTAGTGCAACTGTCCACTCATGGTTTGGCACTGAGAATGTAGAAGGTGGTCTAGAAGCGTTTAACTATCTAATCCTTAAAGGTGTAAACGGGTCGTTAGATTTTGCTGATAACAAGCAAACATATATCAGACAAACTATTTCAGGACAAGCAGACGTTACTGCTGAAGTCTTGGATAGACCTAACTTTGGTAAAGAAGACAAGAAAGACTTCTTATATGGTGTTGAAGCATCTAACGTCTACTGCATCACTCCTGGTGATGTTATTACTGATGATGCTGCTAGACAGTACAGAGTTGTTAGCGTCGAAGATACATCTGACCTAACCGAAACATACTACATCTATAGTATCGAAGAGATTCAGAGAAGAATCCCACGTCAGCAAGATGGTGTCTACTATCTAACTGTAGTTCGTGGTGATATTGCACCTTTACCTTTAGGGTCTGGTGTTGGGCAAAACTTTAGAAAATTCAAGTTTAGTCAGCCTGTATCTAGACTATATCCTCTCACCTACAAAAATGACCCATTACTCTTCCAGTATGATGGTAGTGATGAGCAGGGTGGTAACCAGGATTCTACACTCCTTGACCCACCAGCAGCATCTTGTGCTGCTGACAACTATATCCATGGTTTAGTTACAATCAACGATGCTAAGAATTCTGCTACTAAGGAAGCAATCTTAGATTTTGTTTCTAATCCTGGGTCTGGGGACTACAGTTATACTGGCAGTAATGAAATTAAGGCACAAACTGGTGCTGCATCATCTGGAGCAGAAGAGAGACTAATTCCTATTGCAGGTGACTCTGGATTCCCACTAGAGCAGAAACTCTTCATCGAATTGCGCCGTCCATCTATTGCTCGTGCTGGTAACCATACGTTTGAGTATCTTGGATTCGGTCCTGGTAACTACTCAACTGGTTTCCCTGTCAGACAGACAGTTATCTTAACTGACATTCAAGACTACTACGCACAGGCTAAGAAGCAAGATGCAGGTATTGTCTTCTACACTGGCATCAACTCTAATGGTGAATTGTATATCGGTAATCGTAAGATTAACGCTATTACTGGTGAAGAAGAATTCCTAGACGCACTAATTCTGGAAGAAGAAGATGGTGAAGATGGTGAATTCGGTAGTCTCGTTACTGTCTTTGAAGACCCCGTAACGTTTGAGAATATCATTACTCTCAATGCTCCACCTAACTTAAGAAACTTCTTTAACTCTCCTATCACTGTTAATGTGGACCCTGAGTTTGAAGCGAAGATGACTCCTCCTTCACTCACAATCGTATCACGTCCTGGTGATAGACAAGGTGTCCTCCCTGGTGATGATGACCCACTACTTGATACTACAAGAGCTGGTGATATCATTATTGATAAGAATAGAGTAAGAGCTGCTATTTTTGACCTCAATCCAAGAGGCACACAGAGATATACTCTGAGGTCAGGTGTTGATAATATGGCACCTAATCAGGATCAGTCTGGCACCAAGGCTAGATTCAACTCTTCACAGTCTATCTCCTTTGGGTCTACTGTCCCATTATCGGGTGATATTTTATTCAAAGGTGGACAAGTTGGATTTACAGGATCACTTGGGTGGGTATATTCTAACGCTTATGTCCCATATACTCTAAAAGTTGCTGCTGGTAACGAATCTGCAATTGATGTTACAGGTGTTGAATTCTATCCAAACCTCAATGTTGTTAAACTTATATTCCAAGTTGGTAAGACTAACTTCAGCGCGTCTAATCCTGGTGCATCTTTAGGTATTACTTTAACCAGTCAGATTAAAATCACTGGTGCTATTGATACATTGGCAACACTAAATGGTGTCCATACTGTATATAATAATGCTGCTGAAGGTTACGAGTATCTGGAGTCAAATAGTTATGTTTATCTCATTACTGAAAGAGGATCTGAGACTCTCTTAGTTGGTAATGGTCCTTACATCTATTCTGTCAACTCTGACTCTACTCAACCAACTATTGAGATTGCACTAGGAGAATCTGAATGGAAGGAAACTGGTGTTATTGGTGCAGAAGCACTACGCACAGAAACTTCTGTTTATGGTGATTATAGATTAGGTATTAACACAGTTGCTAGAGCAGTTTCTAGTGATTATACTGATGGATTTGTTTCTACTGCCACATATCCAAGAGCAAACCTTGATATTGTCGGCACGACATACATTAGCGGTAGGACGCAAACAACACTATCTGACGGCACTGGAGGCACCCCTCAGGCATCTAATTATGCTCTCTTGGTTGGTGGTGATAGTGCAAATGAAGATTCAACTGCAGAATTTAGAGTAGCAACCACAACTCTATCACAAGCAAGTAGGTCTGAGAGTGGAACAGCAGATACAGATAACGGTAGAGTTGGTATTAACGTTAATGATGCAGCACTAGATAAAAACTTCGTTGTTTCTGGTGATGCTAGAATTACTGGAGATTTTACCTTCGAGACTGACATTGATGTAAATGGTGGCGATATTCGCTCCACTAGCACAAACTTTGCCATCGCTAACCAGTCAACTACAACAGGTTTAACTGTTGCTGGTTATGCACAAAACATTCAGATTGGTAATCTTGCTACAGGATTCCAGAATATTGACATCGGCACAGCATCTACGGCTGCTACCACATTAGATATTCACACTTCTTCTACTGATTCTACAGTTAATATTGGCACGGTAGCAAATAATAACACAGCATACAAGTCACTTATCACTGTTGGTGGCGCATTTGCTAACAACCAAGATAGTGTCTTCAATGTTAAAAACTTCCAGACGATTGTTGATGGTGTATTGACACTTAATGGTGGTGAAATTAACACCACATCACCAACTGGTGAGTTTAAGATGTTTGAGAGTGGACTTACCAAACTTCAGATTGGTCTTAGTGTTGGCACACTAGAGATTGGTGGTGTTGCAGGTACTTCTAAGATTAGAAACGGTCTGCATGTCTTAGGGTCTTCTTTATTCGAGTCAGACATGACTCAGAATGGTGGTCTTAAGAATACTAACCTTGGTATTGATAGAAACGTCTTTGGTTTAATCAGAGTTGCTAATGTTTCTAGAACTTCTAACGTCGCTACTGTTACTACAATTGATTCGCATCAGTTAACAACTGGAAATAATGTTGAGATTGAAACAAGTTTCAACTCATTCAATCCAACTAGTGTTGTTAGCGTAACGGTTACTGGCACCAATACATTTACATATAGCAATGCAGGTGGTGATGTTGCAACAACATCTACTACAGGTACTGTTATTAGAGATAATGTTGGTGAAAACCAAGCAGTTGGTAGTCTTGCAAACCTCAATATTGACTACTTCTCAGTAGTTAAGAATCTAGACGGACTATTGAGTATTACTACTGTTTCCAGTAGCAAACTGATTGTCGCATCTGCACCATATAGTGCAAATGATGCTATTGTCTTCTTTGATACAGGCAATCTAACTGGAATATCTACTAACACCACATATTATATTGATGATAGAGATTCTACAGGATTTACTCTTAAAGATGCATCTGATAATTCTATTGTTATTGGATTAGTAAGTGGTGCAACAGATGCTGGTAATACAAGACTGCAACTGCAGTCTACCAGAATTGATACATCTGGTGACATACCTTGGGGCGACGACAATTTCAAAACTGGTAATCTCACAACGGATGGTCAGGAAATTTATGAATTGCCTATTAATAACCCATCAGGTGTTAGCATTAACCAACTTCTATTGATTGATGCTGAAATTGTCAAGACAGTTGATTATCCAACATCACTAGTCCCAGATGCTCCAATCCCGTATTCTGTCCAGGTTATTAGAGGACAAAGAGGCACCGCAGCTGCCGCTCATGAAGATGATTCTAGAATCTTCAGATTAGTCGAGCAGCAAAATGCTTCCTATATCTTCCCATCACCTCTAACTGCGACAGATCAGGTTGTCAATGTTGCTGAATTCTCTGCAAACATTAAAGTTGATGACTTATTCAGATTGAATAAGAATGACCTAGACACTGGTGGTGAATATGTCAGAATCTCTGTTATCAACCCTGCTGATGCTCAGTCATTTACTATCAACAATGGTGATTTTGGTATTGAAGGAGCTGAAACAGATGCTTTGGAAGTATTTAAGGTAATCTCAACAACTGGTCAGACACAAGTTACTGGCGACGTTGTTATTGGTTATGATACTGCAAAACCATTTATTAATGCAGCAAATGACCAGAATTTTGCTGATTCGACAGGATTACAAAGTAGCACTGCTACTGGATCTACACTACAGACTACAGGTGGTGGTAACTTAACAGTCCACAACTCTATTGAGTTAAGTGGTAATACGAATACTAGCAATCCTGGTAAGCAATACTTTGTAATTACTAACGGTGCTCTACCTAAATTCTACGTTGAGTCTGCTTCTGGTGATACTAAACTATACAATGGTGCAGATTTCAAAATCTTCAAGGATTCCTTCTTTGCTACAGGAAACTTTGATAAGAGTAGGACTGATGCTGCTACAAATATTGCTCTTGAAGTCTTGGGTGCCACTGGTAACACCAAGGTAGCAGGCACACTGAGAGCGGGTAATGACCTTACAGTTGGCACGCTACAAAATTCTGCTAATACTGAAACTGGTAGTAATCCTTTCACTACTAGATTCTCTGTTGATGCTCAACTTGGTAGCACAGTGATTGGTAGAGCGTTGACATCCGCTAACACAGGAGCAACTCTTACTGTCCATGGCACATATACCAACTCTCCTTCTGTTGCTGATAACTACTTAAGTATTAATAACTTAGGGGAGAATAACGCAAAACCATTTAGAATTAGAGGTGACGCTTCTATTGAAGCATTTGGTCATGAAAACTTCTATAACAGAAATGGTGGTAGAAAGACAATTTTTGTTTCTACACAAGGTAATAATGATTCTAGTGCATATCTCCTTGCTCCAAATCTACAATATCTCGTAAGACCTTCTTCTACTTTGGTCTTACGTCTGCCATCTGAAGCAATAACTGGTGACACAATCAGAGTTGTTGATGTTGGTGGAGCACTCAACTATAATGTTAATTTAGTTGTCAGAGCACCCCTTGGAGTTAAACTTCAAGGTGGAGCAACTGGTAGTAGTCTTGGTGGTGCTTCTAACTATGGTGGTGGTGAATTGGTTGTCAATACACCAAACGCTGGTTTCGGTCTCATCTATGTCGGTAATACTGATGCAGATGGCAACGGTGTCGCTGGCGAGCAGCAAGGTTGGTTCTTAATGGAGATTTAACTTAATGGCATTCGCAGACGTAACAAAATACAATAGAGTAAGGTCTATGAAAGGTTTGCCTGTGGGATGTATTATCCCATGGGCATCTGACCAAGGTCAATTACCTGCTGGGTGGACTGTATGTAATGGCGCTACAATTTCAAATACAAAGTATCCTATCTTATTCAGAGTGATAGGTAATAGTTATGGAGGCACTGCTGGCAGCACATTTAAGTTGCCACCACTGACTCAAGGTCAACCAGGTATCATGGATGCAGTTGCTGGTCATTATAATTATTTGAGTGCCAAAGGAGATGCACATAAACCATTCTCCAATTCTATATCTGATGACCCATTTTGGTCCATTATTGGAAAAGGTACTAATGGCGATACGGGTAATAATTCTCAAACATTTTGGATTTCTACATTAGATTTAGTTGGAGAAGAAATATCAACTGCAGTAAGTTTTCAAGCAATTTATGATGATATGGAAGTAGCGGAAGGGACATACTTTTTCACTGCAAACTATAGTGTAGTTGAATTAGGTGTAGAGCATCTTCCTTCACATAGTCATGGAGACCCTACCGAAGAATCTACTTCATATTCTTTAGTAGGTAGTCGAGCATCTCACTGTAGTGGATCTGGAAGAAATAGTTGGTGTAACATTGGTTGTAGTCAAACATCAGCGTGGAGAGTCTCACGAGACCCTGGGATGCATGTAGGGATATCTAAAGCTGATAACCAAGCATCTCTAAGAAGAAACCTTGCTTATGGTACTGATAGTAGGA